TGTTGAGGCTGTAGGCACGGCAACAGAGGCCATTGAAGACTTTAACGATACTGCACTACAAAACACTAAAAACAGACTTGAGCAGGAGCTTGATGCCATACAAAGTAGGTTTGATATTGAGGAAGACATCCTTCGTTCTCAATTAGATAATCAGTTGCTTACAGAGTCTCAGTTTAGACAAAAGCAAATAGACCTTCGTAAGGCTCAGATAAGAGAAGAGAACGATATTGAAAAACAATTGTTTGATGCTCAAAACAAAAGAGATAGACAAGATGCATCTTCAGATTACCTTATTGCGATAGCATCTATCATACCAACCCTTATTGCTTACGATAAAACTGCCGACCCAGTATCTGTGTTGACGAAGGCAGCAATTACTGGAGGGTTAGCAACGGCAGCATATGGTGCTGAGTTATCAGCGATTGGACAAAGAAAGTTCTACCCTAAGAAGTTTGCTGAGGGGGGTGTTGTAAATGGACCATCACACGAGCAGGGTGGTGTACCATTCTCCGTACAAGGTCAAGGTGGATATGAAATGGAAGGTGGTGAGTACATCGTTAATAAGCGTGCTACGGCTATGCACAGAGACTTGCTTGACAGAATAAACAACTCATACAGAACATCTCCGATGACGGGTTCATACAAGTTCGCTCAAGGTGGATTGGTTAACGCACCGATGAATGAAAGTGTAGATTACCTAAAGGCTATTGCTGAAGCAACAACATCTACGGCTATGAACGTAAGCAAGCCTGTGAGAGCATTTGTTTCAGATAAAGACTTGCGTAGCAATGCTACAGAACGTAGAATCAGAGATAGAAACGACAGATTATAATGGCTGATTTAGTATTTAGACAAGGTGTTGCCGCACAATTTAATGGCATTGTACTTGATAAAATTGCGGATAATGTACTCCGTGAGAACGCACCTTCGGGCAACTTCCAAGCAAGGGATGTTGTACGCATTGTATACACTGACACATACCAAAAAGCAGTATATGGAGTATGCACGAATCCTACCACGGGTGAGTTTACATTTGATGAGGACGTTTATCCTGTAGGTCCATCTCAAATAAATGCAACTGTATATGTGTACAACACTACAGACATAGACACTGTGGGTGCATATAGAATCGGTGTAGACATAGAGAATGGATTGTACTCAAAAGCATACACCCAGTACGCAACAAATGTTACCTATTCTCTAATCGTACCTACAAAAAGAACTGAATACTTTGGTGTAGCCAAAACGCTACTGAACTCACCAAATGTAGTATTTGCTGACTACTGTGATAGCAAGGCTTATGGTGTTGGATTCTCGGATGGTAGCCTCGACCTAATAAACAATCGATTCAAGTCTTCTTTAGAGTTTAATATCGCAACACGATAGTATGGAATTTAAGTTAGAAATTAGTAGAGACAATTTAACATATTACGATGTTGACTTGTTTCCACAGCAGAGTTTAGAATACGATTTAGATTTCTATGATAGCTTTGAAATTGATAAGATTAAGCTGCCATTCTACACAAACTTACGCATACCACTAACAACAAATAATAAGGCATCAAATAGATTTAATTTTGAGCCTTCAACCTCTTTATCAGGAGATTTCCCAAGAGAAGATTTTTACTTTAAGATTACTGTTTTTGGTGCTTCATCTACAGAGATTGCTGGTATATTAAATGTAAAGTCTTTTGAATATAATTCCTCTGCTTCATACATTGAGATAGAACTAAAGGACTACATATCTAAATACTTAACTACTATCAAAGATGTTAAGTTAGGGGACCTTTACACAGATACATACTACACATCAAGACACAGCTTCTCTCAATTTAATTTCAGCACAGCATCGGGAGGTGAAGGTGGTACAATAGGAACAAACCCAGACTACACCCGACCAATATCTTTTCCATACATAGACTTCTGTAATGATGTTAATGGAAAGTTTGGATATGCAGCTCGTCAGTTTGTAGAGTATGGTCCATCATTAGATAGAACAGGATTAGCACCTGCTTTCTCAGTACCATTGTTTTTTCAGTACTTAGGTGCGTACATAAATAGTGCAAGCTTCCCAGTTCGTGTAGACTCAAAACTTTTTGCATTAGGAGATTATGCGGGTAGTCCTGCGTTTGCAGACTTCCAACCCGAGAAGTTACATATGCTTGTGCCATCACAACTACTTGCTAAACAAGATGTTAACACAAGAAACTTCTCTGTAAGGCAAGCACCTGCTTGGACAGGAACCAATGAGTCCTTAGAATCTGACACCGACTTAGACGGAAACCAAAAGCTAATCAACACAGGTTGGTTTGGCAATATGGAAACTGCTGGTAACTACGGAACAGATGTAGAAGGGAATCCTATATACGGAACATTACAATGGGGTGCTGAGAAGCGTATGGGATTCTATCCCGATGACAACAACGAAGGCATTAGAGGTTTCTTCTGTCCAAAGGTTTCATTTAATTCGGGACTATCTCTTCAAGGAGGTACTGGTGCGATAGACATAATAGACTTAAAACTTGAGATTCCAGTAGTAGGCGAGGACAAACTCGTAGAAAGAATATTCTCATTGTCTGCATCTACAACGATGCGTTTTAAGTTTTACATAGGCATCTATGAGAATGGACTTATGGTCAAGAAAATACCTATGCAAGATAGCTTAGGTGCTGATATTATTCTTGAGCCTAATGACATACAAAATGTACTCCAAGGTCCTTCAAATAAAGATGACAATGGAGGAACATATGACTACTTTAGTTGTAAGGATGGTGACCCTTCCATCATATCACCAGGAGCCATCTTCTATGATATGCTTTTGTTTGAGCCGTTCCAAGCATACTTCCCACAAGACGAGGAGATTATGGTTTACGGAGGTAGCCAATACAGCGTAAACTATTTTGTTGAGCCATTGGATGGTGAGTTAGATATCAATGTTGTTAATGCATACGATAACGCTAACCCACACAATGCTTCATCATTGCTTCAGTCAACATTTGGTGTAAACGACATAAGAAAGGCAATCACGAGGTTAGATAATTACGGGCCATTAAATGTTATATTCACATCAAATGCAGATACATTTATTACTTTGCCAAGTGATGAGTTTATTATATCGGATTCTATAAATCAAACTTGCCCTCTAACAGTATCGGAAATATTAGTAAATGTTTTAAAGCGTTTTGATTGTGGTTTATTTTATGAGTATGATGTAACGACATCTGAACACATACTTAGAGTAGACCCATTATCTATCGTTAGAAGAGGAGGACAAGATATTGATAATTTAGTTGATGACCTCAAGTCCGTTAAGATTGACAATGGAGGCGATAAGGTAAAAACACTTGCTATAAACAACGAAGACTTTGGATTGTATTACGATGACTTAGACAACGATGATGTAATCATAGGTTCTACATTGCAAGAGATTAATAATGAGGGTATTGCAGAAATAAAAATAGATTTAGATTCTTCTATATACTATAAATCTGTTTGTGGACCCGAGTCAGTCAACTCTGTGTACGCTTCAAACTTCGGTGCATTTAGTGAAAAGGAATTAGGATTCACACCTAATGTGTTTACCAAAAACAAAGACATAGGGATTAGATTCGCATTCCTTGATAAGCCGTTGTACAGAACCAACCTACTCACTCCTCACGTTAAGTTAAAAGGGAATGACCAAAGCGGTAAGATGGAAACTGAATCGCAAGTTATATACATAAACTATGGACTTGGGGACCATATATTTAATGGCAGATTATTCCACTACAACACAGCGGGATGGAATCTAATGTTTGAGGATGAGGATGGTAACACAACAGATACTTACGACAATATCTTTGCTGTATCCGAGAAGATACTTCAATCAGAGAACCCTCGTATAACCTTTGATATGGTTGTTCCTACATCAAACCTTGCTTCATTAGACTTCTTCTTACAGACATTATCTGCTACAAGATTTACAGCAAATCCTATATTGGTTAAGAGTGCAAAGGGCGATGTATTTGATGATTATGCTTACCTAACAATTGAAGGCATACTACAATAATTGTAAATTAATACGATGGCTACATACAACGACTATCCAAAATCTGCTACCAACAACGCCAAGAAAGTTCTTGAGTGGAAGGAGAAGTATGGTAATGAGGTAAAGGGAATGACTGCTGTAGGATGGGCCAGAGCGAGACAACTTGCATCAAGAAGAAAACTATCATATGAGACTATTGCTCGAATGGCTGCGTTTAATCGCCATAGAAAGAATGCTACGATTGACCCTAAGTATAAGGACACGCCTTGGAAAGATAGAGGCTATGTTGCTTGGCTTGGATGGGGAGGCACAAGTGGTGTTAACTGGGCAATTAGAAAAGCTGAAAGCATACGAAAGGGAACAGTTAAGGCAAGTGCGGATGTGGCTGACCTCCCGTGGGGTGACCGTAAAATCAAGGATAAAGAATAATTATAACAGTTTCTTTGACCGATTTAAAATAAAATAGAATGGATAACTTACCATTATTTGATATATCATTAGAGGACATTGCACAAGGGATGTATAAAATCTCCCTTGTAGATAAGCCCGCTATTGAGGAGAACTTCATCTATTTCAACGAAGTTGAGAGAGTTGCTATGTTTGCCTCAGATGAAAAGAAAGAGGTTGTAGGACCTATTATGATTCCTAACAAGGAAATCCTACGCTTCAGCCCGGATATGGGATACTACTATGTACGCTTCACAAAGGAGACTATCGAGCAGATTATGTACAAGTATTCTAAGGAAGGGTTGTTTAACGCATTTGGCATTAACCACTCTTACGATACTGATGAGGTGGTGATGCTTGAGGTTTGGATGAAAGAGTCTGATAACGATAAGTCTAAGGACTATGGTTACAACCTTCCAAACGGAACCGTATTCGTTAAGGCAAAAATTGAGTCTGACGAATTATTTACTTCAATCAAAAGCGGAGAGATTAATGGTTTCTCCATTGAGATTAAAGCTGATATTAAACCAACAAATAACGAAAATCAAATGAGTGAATTTGCTTTTGCGAAAGAGTTAGGTAAAATGGAGGCTCAATTCGAGGCTACTATTAACCAATTCAACGCTAAAATTGAAGCCCTTGAGAATGAGAACGCATCTCTTCTTGAGGCAATGACCTCTCTTGAAGATAAGTTCGGTGGTGTAGAGAACCTACAAGCAGCCATTGAAATGATTCAAAAGCACATCGAGTCTATGGGAGCTTCGCAAGAAGAAGAAATGGGTGGACATACTGACGAAGAAGAAATGGGAAGTATGAAAGATGACGAAAAATACGAAGCTACAGAAGAAACTGTTTCTGAAGAAAGTATTGAAGAAGAATTTGCTGCTGCTGATGCAGAAGTAGAAGAAAACTTTGAGGCTGAAGAAGAAACAAATCAGTTGGAAGTTGAGGAGCAATTTGCTGCTGAACAAAAGGCTGAAGAGGTAGTTGAAACAGTTGAAGATAAGACTGTAGTTTTTGATGCAATCACTCCTGAAAAAGTGAATCTAATCAATAACTTCTTCAATCGCAAGTAATTATTGTAAATTAAGTAAAACGAACCTTTTTTAAAACTAAATAAAATGAGTATTTCTATCGCTTCATTGCCTTACGGTGACAGACGTCCAGACCTCTTCATCGATGCAATGGTAAAATCAGCGGCTGTATTGAACCGCTTCCGTCTAATTGACGGTGTAAAAGCCAAAGTAAATGTGCCAATCTTTGACGCTTCATTGACTTTCGGTAACGACCTTTGTGTATTTGACCCACAATCTGCTGCTTCAGTAGGTGAAAAAGAGATGACTGTTGAAACTTACAAGTGGTCTTTCTTGAACTGTAAGGACGCTCTTGAGTCTTCTTACCGTGGCTTGTTGTTGAAGCAAGGTCAGCACAACCCTGAGACTATGGATGCTGAATTCAAAGACTGGGTATTTGACTACTTCGCAAAACTATCTGCTCAGAAGGCTCTTGAATTGGCTGGTACTGAGTTGACTACTGAGTTGGCTGCTGATGCTGATGTATTGGACTACGATACTAACGCTACTATCTCTTCTACTAACGTACTTTCTTTGATGGAAGGTGCTTACGAAACAATGTCTGACGTTATGTTGGCTGCTGTTTACGGAGATGCTGACCGTGACTTCAAACCTTCTTACTTCTTGGGAACTGCTGCAATGCAAGCTTACCAAATTGCTATCGCTGGTTTGTACACTACTACTCCTCAAGGTGTTGTAGAAGGTGGTATTCCTAACTACTACGGTATGGAAGTTATCCATATGGCTTCTTTGCCTGCAAATGAGTTCTTCATCTCTGCACCACAAAACATTGTGATGTTGACTGATGACTACAACGATGTTCGTGCTATCGATATGAAGTACGAAGCTGAACTAAGCTCAGACAAGATTTGGGGTCAGTTCAAGTTGGGCTTCTCTTACTTGAAAGGTGAAGAGATTGTCTACGCTAAGAACTTCGCATAATAATTGACTAATAACGGAAGGGCTTCGGCCCTTCCTTTAATACCTTATAACAAATGGCTTGTAATCCTACACTTACTGGAATTTCTTTTGACTGTACTGATTTGGGTATTGGCGGTTTGACTAAAGTATACATTGCTAACAAAGAAGATTTGGATGGTATTGTGACTGTATCGGGTAACACCGTTACTATCGCTCCTACAACTTCAACTTTGGTTGGTGATGGTGATGCAGTAGAAATTGACTTCAACTTGAAGGATGGTTTCTCTGTTTTCTCTGAAGTTAAGACTGTTACTGCTGATGGTACTATCAATGTAGTTCCTACTATCTCTATTGAGATTCCTAAAATGACTGCTGCACACCGTGATGAATTAGAAGAGATTTCTAAGGCGGGTGCTGAATTGGTTGCTTTCGTTGAGACTGCTGCTGGTACTCACCACTTGGTTGGTTGGGACTATGGTTTGTACGCTTCAACTGTTGACGCTACTTCTGGTACTGGTCGTTCTGAAAAGAACCGTTACCAAATTACATTCACTGGCGAAGAAGATGCTTTATCTCTTGATATCGCTGACGCTGAATGGGATGATGTTGCTTAATAGCAATCTTGTAAATTAACACAAGGGGAGTGGAGAAATCCTCTCCCCTTTTTTATCTAAAATATATGGCATCAGTAAACTTAGTTGTAAAAGAAGACCTCGATATAACGTGCATGAAGAACGACACGTTTAAACTTGATATGGATTGGGTAGATGGAGATAGTAACCCTATCAACCTAACTGGATATGAGTTTAAGGCAGAGGTAAGAAAGAAGTCTACAAACGCTATCGTGCTTACCTTTAACAACGCTGATTTCACAAAGGATGCAAGTGGCAATTTGCTGATGAGTAAGTCTGCTACTGAAATGAATATTAAGGCGGGTGTTTATGTGTATGACTTGCAGAGTACAGATACTGCTACAGGAGACATAAGCACTTGGCTTGGAGGATTGTTTGTTGTCCAAGGCGATGTTACTGAATGAGTGTAACTCTAAATCTTATACAGCCTAATCAAGTAACCATTCAAAAGGCTACTCCTATTGAGGTTACCTTGCAGAATACATTGGCCAATCAAGTCAATGTAGTTCAGCAGGATAATATTGCTGTAACTTTAGAGAATAAAACACCTATTGCTGTAACTGTTAGCAGCCAAGTAAGTAGCGGAGGAGGCTCTTGGGGAAGCATCACGGGAACGATTACCGACCAAACCGATTTGGTTACTTATGTGAATCGTGCCCGCACCTCATTTGATATGCAAAGCCAAGACGGTAGTATTTTCACTATCGTGGTAACCAATGATGGTCAATTGCTTGTTATCCCAGAAGGCTCAACGGCACCAACGATTATTGGTATTCCAACCATCAGCGGAACGGAAGCCGTTTGGTATACTTTACTTGCAGTCCCCGCATCGGTTACGGGAAGCCCAACACCCGAAAGAGCGTGGCAATGGCAACGCAGCAGCAATGGCACGGATTGGGTTGATATTGAAGGCGCAACATCTATCAGTTATTTGTTGGTAGATTTAGATGGAAACAACTACATAAGAGTAAAACAAAGCGAGAGCAACGTATTGGGAACGGCAACGGCAGAGAGCGCAAGCACGGGCGTTATCTTCCCATCGCAGTTCAGCACTACGCAATGGCAGAATATCAATCCTATTTTTTGGGAGCAACTAACGACACAAACTTGGAATTAAAATGGGTACATCATTAAGCGGGTTAACACCCGCAACTACATTTGACGGATTACTAAAGACGAGCGACAACGAACCATTGGATGGAACGCTAAAAACTATTGGAACGGGAGACGGGACAGATAGTATTTTGCAGTTAAGTGATAGTGCTTTGCAAGTGA